AGCTATACTAAAAACCTCCTTTTGTTTCAAAAACCGAGTTTTGTTTGTATGTCTAGGGGGATGCGGTCTGGAGCTAATCTTTTTAAACTTTTTTCATACCCCCTACCCATTTACAAATTCATTAATAAATTTATTTCTCAACTCAATTAATAGTTTCTGTGTCTCCACCTTATTTGTTTTATAAGCCACATGTATAATATTGTGGCTACTATCTGAAAGAGGTATCAAGTTACTTAAATCTAATCTCTTATTCCAATCATCATTTAATTCAATGATATGATGAACTGTATTAGCTACTAAAATTTTACCTTCCACATAATAAGCATAAATATCTATATAATTAAATCTATTTAATATAAATTCTCTAGTCTTTATCCACTCATCGGAATGGTAAAAGTCAGCCGCCTTTTTATCACGTCTAAACTTATCATAAGTTTTGTGTCTTGATGTTGATTTATTTTTATGCTCATCACAATATTTTTCAGAATAATTTATTATCTTATTACAACCCATATAATTACAAAATTTCTTAGGCAAAACTGTTATCCCCTTTTTTGCAAGTTTATGAAATTTTTCTTGCATGGAGTTTGTTTTAATGTATATTATGTTAAACTCATGACATAATTAATTTTATTATAATTTTAATATTTACATTGATTATCTGAAAGTAGTTTAACATAGGCTCATTATGTTAAACTCAAATTAAATTATAAAAATTATATATTAAAATTCATAGCCTTCATAAGCTTATTAAAGTACGATTGTTCAATTCCGATATACCTTAACGTTATACTTGGATCAGTATGGTTAAACAACTTTTGAAGTGATACCACATCTTTATATTTCAAATAAAAATGATATCCAAAAGTTTTTCTTAAGCTATGAGTTCCTAAACAATCAACTCCAAACATTTCTCCAGTTTCTCTCAATATTGTATATGCCATTTCCCTTGTTATTGGTTTATTAATTCCTTCTCTTGATTTAATCAAATATTCATTGGGCTCTTTGTTTTCACAATACTTGTTTAACTCTTTTTTAAAATTTGGATTTATAGCAAATGTTTTTAATTTTTTAGTTTTAACTTCTCTTATTGTAATAACATCCCTGCTCTTTACATCTCTAACTTTAAGTTTTAAGATATCGCTAATTCGTAGCCCTGAATATATCCCTATACCAAACATAATGTAATTTCTTGTGTTATTGTTTTTAAGATATTTTGCTATTTCCTCAATTTTATCTTTATCTCTAATTGGCTCAACATAATTCACTCA